GAAGTTTATTATTCCTTTTGATAGTGGGATATGTGTTATAAAAGATTGGAAAATACATAATTATATCAAAAAGGATAGGTACACAGAAACCATTTATTTAGAGGAAAAAAAAAACATCTCAACCGCTGAAAACGGTTCATATAATCTAAATGTATCCAAAATGTATCCAAAATGTATCCAAAATGTATCCAAAATGGATACACAGGTTAGGTTAGGTAAGGTTAGTATAGATATATGCACAGAATTTGAGCAATTATGGGAGTTATATCCCAGAAAGTTGGGTAAGAGTAAAGCACTCAAGCAATATACTAACACCGTAAAAACAGAACAGAACAAAACAGACATAAGAAAAGCCTTAGAGAATTATCTTAAAGACATTAAAGAACAAAAAACAGAACCTCAATATATACAATACGGGTCTACATGGTTTAATAACTGGAAAGATTGGGTAGAATATGCTCCCGTACAGACAAAACCTAAAATGAAAATGTTATAAGGAGAAACATGTATCAACTGTCAGACATATTCAATAAATGCTATGAAGAAGCCTTGAATCGCAAGGGGAAGCCTCAAGAGTTATCAATATTCTCATTACCTACTCTTAATAACAAAATATGGGGATTTAAGAAGCAGAAATTAAACATAATAGGTGGAAGACCATCCAACGGAAAATCTGTTCTGATGCTCCAGTTAGCTTGGGATTTTGCTAGACAGGGGAAGAATGTATTATTCTTTTCGCTCGAGATGACGAAACAAACAATAGTGGAGAGGATAATTTCAAAAGAAATAAAGATAAATAATCAATCTTTATATACTGGCAACTTTGACCATAATAAATATGCTAGAAGAATAATGGAACTTAAAAAAGACGTGGACAAGATTAATTTCGTAATGTCCGACACAATGGGTAAAACATTTGATGATATTTTTCGTATTATTGAAAAGATTAAAACTCCGATAGATGTAGTATTTTTGGATTATATACAAATGGTAAAGAATATTGGAAAAACAAAGAAAGAGGCTATTGATGATTATATCAAAAAACTAAGAGAGTATGCTATAAACAAAGACTTTTGTGCCGTAGTTGCAAGTCAGATAAACAGAGGAACGCATAACTCTGCGACTGTAACGCCTCCAAATCTTTGGGAACTTAAAAGCTCTGGGGACTTAGAAGAGCATTGCGACCTTGCTATGTTGGTACATTATCCCGGACATTACGATGGAGATGATGTATCTGGAGAGTATCAAATTAACATAGCAAAGAATAGAGACGGAGCCACAGGGAACACCATTAACTTGTTTCAACCACAATATAGTCTAATCAAGGAGGTTGGTTTTGGAATTTCTGACAAAGAAAAATGAGCTTAGTTTGTGCAAAGAATTATTGAGTACGGACCAAAAGTTATTAAAAGCAGAAAAAGAAGCATTGTATGCTGTAACAGAAGTGTATCATGAAAACCTTATGGGCGATATTGCCTTGAGGAGAAACTGTCTAGAGGCTATGAGCTTATGCCGAAAAGAGATAAAAAAGCTTACTGATGAGATAAAAGCAAAGATATCCACAATAGACACTTTATTTAACGAGCTTAATAGATTACAAGATAAGTTGATGGGGAGGGAATAATGGCTGGTATAAAAATAATAAAAGGGAAATTAGACAAGATATTCTCACAATACATTAGATTGAGAGACAGAGTAAGTATGACACATTGCAGATGTGTAGATTGTGGGAGACTAATTGATATGAAATACGAATGTGATGCAGGGCATTTTGTTCCTAGAGGAAGATTATCAACAAGATATCACGAGCAGAACGTACACGCACAAGCAAAGAAGTGCAACAATAAGAACTGGAATCAAGGGGAACAGTATAAACATGGTAAAGCTATTGACAGGCTATATGGCGAAGGAACAGCAGATAGGCTAATGTCAATGCCTAAAGACGGATTTAAGATAGACAAGTCTGATTATGACGAGATGATAGCATTTTATACTTGGGCAGTAGAGGCAATGAAACAAGGCGAACAAATCCACAAGGGGGAATAATGAAAGTCTTAAATCTATACGCTGGTATCGGAGGGAACAGAAAGCTGTGGGATGATGTGGAAGTAACAGCAGTTGAGATGAATCCAGACATAGCAAAGATATATCAAGACTTTTTCCCGAAGGATAAAGTTATAGTTGGAAATGCACATCAGTATTTGCTTGATCATTTTGAAGAATTTGATTTTATTTGGAGTAGCCCACCTTGTCAAAGTCATAGTAGGGTAGCTAAAATTGGGGTGTTCAGCAAGGATGGGGGAATGTTGTATCGTCCGAAATACCCAGATATGATGCTCTATGAAGAAATATTATTGTTAAAACATTATTTCAAAGGTAAATGGTGTATAGAAAACGTTATAGGATTTTATGAGCCACTTATAAAACCATGCGAATTTGCTCAACATTATTTTTGGGCTAACTTCCACATTGCTCCTATCAAGTGTAAAACACGGGAACATTATGGTGGGGTAGATAAATTGCAAAAATTAAAAGGATTTGATTTGTCTAAGTATTCTGGAATAGATAAAATAAAAACATTGCGAAACTGTGTAGAGCCTGAAACTGGGCTACACATCCTAAACGAATCTAAGAACAAACTATATGAAGAATTGTTTTAACACAAGGAGGGAACATGTCAGGAACAAAACATTACGATTATAAAAAAGTAAATATCCTTGCAAAGAGAATAATGTCTCATATGGCAGATGGGTGGATTGTCCACTACCCACAGAAATCACTTACTCCTATTTGCAAAATAAAAGACATTGATGGTAAAAAGTATATTGAAGTTGAAATGCGTAAACCATATTATGGCGAACAAGAAATAGATTGCCCCCTTGACAAATAGAATACTTATGCTATCTTTTAATTAGGCTTGTAGATTTATATAAATATCTCTGCTCCAGTCAGAGCGAAAAACATAAACAACAACTGCAAGCCTATTAAATTATGAGTACAGGTGGAAAATTCATTTATACTGATGCTGACGAACTTCAAAAAGCAGTTGATAATTATTTTTTAGACCCTCCAAACTTCCGTTTAGTCACTGATAAAAACGGCAATGAAACTAAAATTCCCAGATATACTATAAGCGGATTCGCTTATTCTTTAGGCTTTATAAGCCGTCAATCTATATATGATTATATTAAAAGAGACAACAATCTATCTTACATTATTAAAAGAGCTTGCTTTTTTATTGAATCAGAATATGAAGCTGGTCTTAGAGACAATAATGTTGCAGGGGTAGTTTTTGCCCTTAAAAACATGGGTTGGTCTGATAGACAAGAACATACTCATTCAGGCGAAATAACAGCTAATGTTTTTTTTGACAAGATAGCAGAAAAGGCAGATAAGTTTGAAGATATCGAACAAGAAGATTAAACAAGCTGGAGACAAATGCAGGAAAAGTTTGGTAGCATTTCGGTTTATTGCTCTTTCAAATGATGATGATAAAGAACTAAAATCAGCTGAGTTCCATTGGAAATTAAGCAACTTACTCCTTAGGGATAAGAAATCAGTAGCTATTGAGGCGTTTAGGGAATCAGGCAAGACGAGCTATGTTATGAGAGCATATCCGTTGTATTGTTTAGCTTATCCGAAAATGGGCAGAGATTATTTAGTGTTGATAAAGAACAACGCAACTCTAGCAAGGAAGAAACTTAAAGAGATAGAAGAGGAGTATTTGTCTAATCCACTCTTAATGAGCCGAATGGTTAAGATTAAAGAGCAATCAAGTGATGTTTTCAGCGTTGATATTAAAGATGACGATGATAAAGTAATCAATATACGCATAGAAGCATACGGAAAAGGATCATCAATAAGGGGATTAAACAATAGAGATAGACGCCCGAGCATAGTGATTTGTGATGATTTACAGGATTTAGAAGATACAAGGAGTGAGACGATTCCTGAAACTGACTGGAAATGGTTTCTTTCTGATGTTGCTTTTCTAGGTAAACATACACGAATATTTATGATAGCGAACAATCTAGGGGCAAAAAGCATAATAGAAAGGATATTTGACGATCCTGAATCAGTAGGGTTTGAGACATTAAGAATCCCAGCAGAAGAAAACGGAGTCCCCTCATGGGAAGAAATGATAAATCTTGATGAGCTTGCAGAGGAAAAAGAGAAATACAGGAAGATGGGTGAGCTTGATTTATGGTATAGAGAGAGAATGTGTGTTGCGATAGCAGACGAGACAAGAACATTCAAGAAAGAGGATTTCCGCTATTACAACCACAGGGAGGTCTTTGACATAGCACGGGGGTGCAATGTATTCATCAGGACAGATCTAGCCGTCAGCGAGAAGAAAACGGCAGATTACAGCGTTATAACAACGCTCGGGATAGATGAAGATAACACGTGGTACGTTTTAGATTGTGCATACGGAAGATGGGACGTAAATACAACGCTTGATGAGATGTTTAAAGCAGTACTAAAATGGAAACCTCTGAACGTTGGGATTGAGAAAGTAGCGTTTCAGGCGGTAATAGAAAGCTTGATTTTAGATAAACAAAGACAAGACAACGTGTTTTTTAAGCTTGTGGAAGAGAAAGCGGACAAACAGAAAGAGTTGAGAATAAACGCATTACAGCCAAGATTTAAAGCTAATACGATACTTTTCCCACAAGAAGCAGGATGGTTAGCAGAGATGGAAGCAGAGTTATTAATGTTTCCTAAAGCAAAACACGATGATTTGATAGATACATTAGCATATTTTGAACAAGATACACACAGACCACAGACAAGAAGTAGTTATAGACACGTGCCAAGAAATCAAAGAGTTAAAAAAGTAGGGAGGTTACTATAATGGGAGCCGGAGGAATGAACCAATTTATTGCACCATTACCGAAAGATCCTATCAGAAAGACGGTAGGAGCAACTGAAAAGAAGATCTTCAAGGGTAAGAATGCAAGTATAATGACACAACCGACACAAACAATCAATAACTGGGGTTCACAAAGCCCCTACAAGATAGGATAAGGGGGATATTATGGGATTTGGAGGAACACCAACAGCACCACCACCATTACCGCCAAGAGTGGATGAAACAAAAGTAAAGAAAGATGCACGTAAAAGATTAAGACAAGGAAGCGTAAAGAAACAGACTGTATTAACAAGTCCGTTAGGAGTGCAGGATTCGGCAACTACAAAGAAGCCGACAATATTAGGGGCAAGCTAATGGAACTCAAAAAGATAATAGCAAGGCATGAGGCTCTAGTCAAAGAACGCCAAGTATACGAAGACGAATGGCAGGACTTAGGGTTTTTCTATATGCCTTCAAAAAGCCAACCATTGAGAAAGATATCCACAGGCACACCAGTTAGTACAGAACTATATACAGACACAGGAAGAATGTCAGCACAGTTTCTAGCTTCTGGGTTATATGGGTATTTGACTAATCCAAGTTCAAAATGGTTTGCATTGAGCGTACAAGATAAAGACCTTATGGAGCTATCTATTGTAGCAGATTACTTGAAAGAGTGTGAAGACATCATATTTGCTACTTTAAACGCTTCTAACTTCAACTCACAGGTATTTGACGCTTATTTGCACCTTGCAGTATATGGTCATAGTGTTATTACAGTTGAAGAAGATTTGGAGTATATCGTAAGGTTTTACAATAGGCCAGTAGAAGAAACCTTTTTTGTTGAAGATTCAGCTGAGAGAGTTGACACAGTTCATAGAGCGTTTAAATACACAGCACGTCAAGCGTTTGAGAGATGGGGGAAAGAGGCTGGAGCAGTAGTAGCCAAAGCAATGAAAGCTAATAAATACGAAGAGAAGATTGATTTTGTGCATATAGTACAGCCAAGACACGTTAGAGACCCTCGCAAAGAAGACAAGTTCAATATGGAATATCAGTCTTTATATATTGAATGGAGCAAGAAAGAGCTTATTTCAGAGGGTGGATATAAGACATTTCCGTATTTAGTATCAAGATTTAATAAATTGAGTGGGGATTCTTATGGGTATTCACCAGCTAAAAGTATATTACCAACACTTAGAGGCATGAACAGAATCAAAAGAGACTTGCTTCTAGGAACAAACAGAGGAGTTCAGCCACCATTAGTAACAGACAACGACGGGATTGAATTACCATTAGATATGTCTCCTGACGCTTTAAACTTTAAACGTTCAGGATATGGAGATAGAAACGTAATAGAACAGCTTTTACCGCAGAACGCTAATTTACCATTAGGGTGGCAAGCGTATCAAGAAGAGAAAGAAGAGATAAGAAAGGCATTTTTTGTTGACTTGTTTATGATGTTGACACAACTTCCGAAGATGACAGCAACAGAAGTTGTTGAGAGAACACAAGAAAAGATGTTGATATTAGCACCTATGTTGGGAAGATTAAGCCATGAGCTATTAGACCCGGCGATTAAAGCAACTTATTATAGACTAGCAGAAAGAGGTAAACTTCCAGAAAGACCAAACGAATTGCCAGAAGACTTTACTATTGAATATACAAGTCCGTTAGCAATGGCACAGAGATTATCAGAAGATGACAATGTGATGAAGTTCATGGAAGTTGTAGGAGGGATAGCACAGATGAATCCTAACTCTATTGGGATAATTGATACAGACAAGATGATTAAGAACACAGCGAAAAGGCATAATCTTATAGCAATAATTAAAGACGAAGAACAGATATTACAAGAGAGAGAAGAACAAAAACAAGCTCAACAGATGCAACAATTACAAGAACTTGCACCAGCAATGAAAGATATAGCAGGAGCAGGAAAGGAAGCAGGCGTTGAAATATAAAAAACTGATAGATTTGCAGAACGATTATAGAGAGATATTTAAGACAGAAGCAGGGAAAAGAGTGCTTAAAGATTTAGAGGAGAGATGTTTTATAAAAAGACCCACATTAGCGAGAGATTCACTAGGAATGGCGTTCAATGAGGGGAAAAGAACCGTTTGTTTACATATACAGGATATGTTGACGAGACGGTTCGTACTAAAAGGGGAGGGAAAATAATGGAAGAACCAGTTGTAGAACCAACAGTAGAGCCAGTAATTGAGCCAAGTCCAGATGATTGGAGAAGTTCTTTGTCAGACGAAGTATCGGCAGATCCGATATGGAATAAATACGAAACAAGAGCAGACGCAGATAAGGCATTTGTAGAGGCACAGAAGTTTATGGGGAGAGAAAAGTTCCCTATGCCAGGCGAGAATGCAACCAAAGAAGATTGGGACGTTGTATTTGACGCTCTAGGGCGACCAAAAGACGTTGAGGGGTACAAGCTACCCGAAGGCGTAACCGACGACCAGAAGCCGTTATTTGAAGAATTTAGAGGGGTTGCAAGAGAATCGGGAATGCTTCCTGCACAATATAGCAAAGCACTTGAATGGTACATGGGCGTTGAGAAGAAAGCTATGGAGAATCAAGAAGCAATGATGGGAGATATGCGAGGACAGTCTGAGAAAGAGTTAAGGACGGAATGGGGTTCAGCATATAATGAGAAAGTAGCACAGGCGAATAGCTTAATAGCGAAGTTTGGGAATGATGAAATAGCACAGGAAGTAGAAGGCAAGCTAGGGAATAATCCTGCATTTATAAAGTTTTTGGCAAATATAGCGTCTAATCTAGGCGAGGATGTTATAGAAGGCAAAGGAAGAAGTGTAATGATGACACCGGAAGAAGCTAAAAAGGAAATAACAAAGATAAAAGCAGACGGAAGTCATCCATTTAACGACCAGTTCCATCCTGAGAATGCGACATCGAAACAGGATATGGACAGGTTGTATAAACTAGCATACCCAGAACTAGCATAACGGAAACGGAGAAATCCCCTGTTATGGGATAAGGGTAACGGACACGGGCGGAAGCTCCCCAAAAAGAAAGTATTTTTGGACCTGAATTAATTCAGACACTCCAATGCAAGAGAAATTAACTATTAACTGAATTAAGGAGGGTAGACAAATGGGTAACATGAGCGAACTATATGCAGTTCAATTTGCTGATAATATTCAAATAGGAGTACAGCAGTTATTGAGCAAGTTCAAAGACAGAGTTAAGATCAAGACAGGAGTAACAGGAAAGAGTTGTACGTTTGAACTAATAGGTTCAGATGACGCAAGAACAAAGACAGCAAGACATCAGAAAGCTGTTATTGATGATCCGTCAATGACACGTGTAACAGCATATTTGGATTACAAGTATAAAGCTAGACAACTTGACCCAGATGATGAGCTAAAAGTTGTAGCAGACCCAAAAGCTTCATATACGCAAGTATCTATTGCGGCAATGAACAGAGCTATTGATGACGCCATAATTTCTGCAATTAACGGGAACAAATACACAGGACAGAATGGAACTAGCTCAAGTGCGTTGCCTGCTTCAAGCAAGATCGCAGTAGACGTTTCAGGTTCAAACACAGGATTGACTTTAAACAAGTTAATTCTTGCTCTTGAAAAGTTCAACGATGCAGATGTAGACGAAAACATCAATAAGTTTATGGCAATTGGACCTAAAGAATTGTCAGATTTATTGAACACTTCTGAAATCCAGAGTGCAGATTATAATACATTAAAAGCACTTGTTCCTGGTAAAGTAGTACAATTCATGGGATTTAACTTTGTTCTAAGCACAAGATTGAGCGTTGCTTCAAGTATCAGATCTTGTCTCGCTTGGGCGCAGGATGGAGTAGGTCTTGCAATAGGTAAAGATATCACAGCAAGAGTGAAAGAGATGGATATTGAAGATCACTTGAGTTGGGGTACATATGCTTCTATGTTTATTGGTGCTACAAGAATAGAAGATGAAAAAGTTGTTGAAATAGCTTGTGATGAAAGCTAACAAAAATATAAGGAGGTAAAGAGATGGCTTCACAGAATATGGATAATTATTCTAAAGTAGTATCAACAGATAAAAGCGTTGCTGATTCTATGATTACCAGAGGACAAAACGGAGGTATGGTACAAGTTATATACGATACTTACGAAACAGCTTCTTTGGCTAATGGAGACACGCTTAATGTTGGTGTATTACCAAAAGGTGCGACATTTATAGGCGGAGACGTAGTTGTTGACGCTTTAGGTGCAAGTACGACTTTAGCATTAGGTGATTCAGGAGATGCTGACAGATATATGGCGGCAGTTTCCACGTCGTCAGCAGGCGTTAAAGCCGCAAGAGCAATCGCAGGTATAGGGTATCAAGCAACAGCAGATACTATTCTTTATGCAACACTTGCAGGAGCAAACGCAACTGATGCAAGAACTATTTCGGTTGTATTAATGTACACACTAGACTAAGAACGGCAAAACAAGGGGGAGGGGGGCAACTCTCTCCCCTAACTTGGGGGGGATATGGATAACGTTGATGTAGCTAATATAGGCTTGGTACAATTAGGAGCTGAAACAATATCGGCTCTTGACGAAGATTCGCCACAAGCTAAAAAGATAAATGCGATATTTGAGTATATACTTAAAGAAGTTTTAAGGGCACATCCCTGGAATTTTGCTATTGCAAGAGCTTCGCTTGCACAATTAACAACCTCACCAGAATTTGATTATACCTATGCTTTTCAATTACCGTCAGATTGTTTAAAGGTTATTCGTTTAGAAGACACTTTTGATGATTTCAAGATAGAAGGAGACACATTAGTAACAGACGCTTCGAGTGTTAATCTTAAATATATAAAATATGTAGCAGACCCAAACGAATGGGATTCTGGTTTTATAACAGCATTTGCGACAAGGATAGCGGCTGAGATAACATTTGGTTTGACAGGTTCATTGTCGTTGCAAGCGGCTAAGTTCGATGAATACGCAAGGAAACTAGGCGAGGCAAGGAGTTTAGACGCTCAAGAAGGGAAAGCATCGGTCAGGAATATAAGCTCGTGGTTATCAGATAGAGGTGGAAATTCGGCAGATAATTGGAGGGAATTTTGAATAGAATGGAACCCATTATAAACAGTTTCACAACTGGGGAACTCTCAGAACTTCTTTTTGGCAGGATAGATATACAGCATTATTTCAAAGGAGCAGAGACAATAGAGAATTTCGCAGTTATGCCTTTTGGTGGTGTAATAAGAATTCCGGGTTTTCATTATGTAGCAGGGACTAAAGATTCAACAAAAACGTCAAGGCTTATACCATTTTCATTTAATGTAGATCAGTCGTATATTTTAGAGTTCGGAGATTATTATATAAGATTTTATAAAGATCAAGGGCAGATACAAAGCGGTGGGAGTGCTTATGAGATAACAAGTCCGTATAGTGTGAGCGATTTAGAAGGGTTGCAGTTTGCACAAGATTCTGATGTTATGTATATAACAAGCGTGAACCATTACCCACAGAAATTGTCAAGAACAGGTCATACAGCGTGGACAATAGCAGATATCCCTATATTGTGGGGACCCTTTAGAACAATGAACTCAACAGCAACAACAATCACTCCAAGTGCAACAACTGGTACGGTAACACTAACAGCTTCGACAAGTGTCTTTTCAAGTACACATATAGGGTCTTTCTGGGCGTTAAATGATGGATATGTAAAGATAACAGGGTATACATCAAGCACAGTTGTAACAGGAGACGTTAAAAACACTCTTTCAGGTGCAGGAGCAACAACAGATTGGCAGGAAGGAAGTTGGAGTGATTACAGGGGATTTCCGAGAGCAGTAACAATATACGAGCAGAGATTGTTCTTTGCAGGGAACAATTCACAGCCTCAAACAGTATGGGGTTCACAATCAGCAGGGGATTATGAGAACTTTGAAGCAGGGACAAACGATGATGATGCTTTAAAATATACACTAGGTTCTGAGCAAGTAAATGTAATTAGGTGGCTTTCTAGTGGGAAAATAATGGGAGTAGGAACAACCGGAGGAGTTTTCACTTTAAGTAGTGGAGACTCATCAAGTCCTTTAACTCCTACAAATGTAGTTGTTAAACAAGAAACAAATATAGGCTGTTATCCAACAATGCCTACAAAGATAGATTCTTTTGTTTACTATATACAACGAGATTCCGAGAAACTAAGACAATTCACTTATGCTTATGAGAGTGAAAGTTATTCTGCGATAGACGTAACGCTAATGAGCGAACACGTTGGGAGTGGAGGAATTAAACAGTTAGCTTTTCAACTTTCTCCATATTCGATGTTATGGTGTGTAAAAGACGATGGGACACTTTCAGTATTAACAAGAGATATTACACAGAAAATAAACGCATGGACAAGAGTGGTAGTAGATGGAGAGGTTGAGAGTGTAGCGGTAATCCCACGCGGAGACGGAGATTATGACGAAGTATGGATAATAGTAAAACGATATATAAATGGTCAGCATGTTAGATATGTTGAGTTCTTAGAAGATTTCAAGTTTGAGATAAAAGATGATGGTTTTTATTTAGATTCAGGGATAATGCATGATGAACCTGTAACAATATCAGGTGCAACACAAGCAAACCCTGTTGTAATAACAGCAACAGCACACGGATATAGTAACGGAGATATAGTTAGAATAGTAAAAGTTAAAGGAATGACAGAACTTAACTATAAAAAATACACAGTAGCGAACAAAACAGCAGATACTTTTGAACTTTCTGGGATAGACGGAACAGGCTATACAAAATACAAATCAAGTGGAGAAGTCAGGGAATGCGTATCAAGTGTATTAGGGTTAGATCATCTTGAAGGGGAAGAAGTAGCGATTCTTGCAGATGGGGCAGTATTAGAAAACCAGACAGTTTCTAGTGGTTCAATAACACTTACGAACTCATATGGTAAAATCATCGTAGGACTGCCATACTTTGCGACAGTAACGACTTTACCTGTTGCTACTGGTAATGTTATGGCAACGATACAAGGGCGTAAGAAACGCATTTATGAGACGATAGTGCGACTTAACAAGACATTAGGTGGCAAGATAGGATATGGAGACAATTTAACAGATATTTTGTACAAACAAGAGGAATACGATAATTCTCCGGCAGTATACACAGGAGATAAAACAGTCGGACCTGTAACGGGATATGATACAAAGGGGCAAGTAACAGTTAAGCAGACGCAACCTTTGCCAATGACAATAATAGCGATAATGCCACAAATGGTGATAGAATGATAGAATTAAAGCAGATAAAAACTTTGATGATGTTAGAAAAATACCTTGATGGGTATACATATAATGGGATTGAAAAGGAAGTTTTAGAGGGCGAAGATATAAAAGTTATGTTAGAAACATATGCAAGAGTAGGAGAAATCTGGGGAGCAAGAAAAGACGGGAACACAGTAGCGTTTGCAGGTATACATCCAGTATGGCAAGGAGTTGGACAAGTTTGGTTATTGTTTAATAAAGAGGCAGAAGCGTTAGGGAAAAGCGTAATAAAAGAAACTAAACGAGTATTACAGTTATATTTTGATAATGGATGTAGAAGGTTGCAGACGTATGTACTTGCAGATAAAGAAGTTGCAGTTAGATTTATAGAATTTTTAGGGTTTAAACAAGAAGGGTTAATGAAAAACTTCTACAAAGACAAGAGTGATGTTTATATATATGCTCGACTAAAGGGGGAATAAATGGGTTGGGTAGGGATAGCAGTAATGGTTGTTAGTACAGCGGTATCTGTATATAGTCAATATCAGCAAGCTAAACAGCAAGAAGCGGCTAATAAATATAATGCGGCAGTTTCCGAGCAGAATGTAGAGCTTGCAAGTAGACAAGCAGACGCACAAAGAAAGAAGATAAACAAGGCTCAAGAAGCGGCATATGGGAAACAAAGGGCATTGTATGGTAAAAGTGGTGTTTTGTTAGAAGGTACGCCATTGGATGTTATGAGTGATACGTGGGGAGAATACGAAGTCGACAAGAAGACAACAATGTACAATGCAAGGGTAAAACAAGGGTTTTTAAGAGGGGAAGCAGGGCAAAGCCGAGCGGCAGGAGAACAGGCAATGGCAACAGGGTATATGAAAATGGGTTCGACAATTCTCTCAAGTGGTTCAAAAATGTATGGTGCGACAAGATAAAAGATAAAAGGGGTAGAAATGCCAAGAATACCAACACATCAAAGCAATGTTAGTCAGACACAGCAGTCAGCAAGTCCGAAGATTAACCCGGCGCAAGCAGGAAGAAATTGGGGGGAAGTTTCAACAGTATCTAATCAAGTAACAGATATGACTGCACATTATATACAGAAGTTTAAACAGCTAAAAGATAATAGAGAACTCAAAGAGGCTGAATTAAAAACTTATGAGTTTTCTACTAAGCTTGATACTGAAATGATAAACGACCCTGATATTAACGAACAATCAGTACAACAGAAATATCTAACTAAGTTGTCAAAAGAGAAACTAAAAGTGTTAAATGGTATCTCAGACCCACGACTTAGGGAAGAAGCGAAGTTCAGTTATGACAAAATGGCAATAAGAGTTAATGCACAAGCTCAGAATCTAGGGAGAAAAAGAGAGATAACAAAGACAAAAGAGCTACATGACCAGTCAATGACATTGATTCGTGAGGGATATGTAGCTACAGGAGACCAGAGCAAACTTGATGAAGCGGCAAACGAGTATATCACAACGCAACTAGCATTGAACGATATGGAGATAACTCCTGAGAAAAAAGACGCATGGGCAACAGCTTTGAAAAGGGAATACAAAACAAAATGGGATAGTATAAGAGAAATAAGAGAAAGAGACGCTACTGCTAAAGCCACTCGTGAGGCTAAAGTAAGTTATACCAACTTAGTAGCAGATATGTATAAAGCAGAATCAGAAGAAACTGCATTGAACATTATAGACACAATAGTGGCTGATATGAGTAGCGATAACCCACAATATGATATACAGGACTTAAAAAATATGCAAGGATTAGCAAAAAGTCAGTTTGAAACTATAAAAGATAATCAAATGAACTCTGAAACATTCAAAGATTTATCAAGCAGAATGGATATGATAACTTCAAGTATTGTTTCAGGAGACACTATTGATTTTGATGTTATTACTGAATTTCAAAGAGATTTAATAAAGGCAACAGCTAATAGAGATATCCCAAAAGGAGCCTCAGAACAATGGAACGAAGAGGTTTCAGCATTATTTCAAGGGGAATTAGAAGGAATAATCAAAAAAGGTGGCATAGGCAAGAAAATCAAAGGATTTTGGGCTAATATGTTGAATTTGCCGGGAAGAACAGTAGCTTTACCAGACCAATATAAAAACAATGCAATGATGTATCTCGAAACACAACTTATGGGAAAAATAGAGGATAAAGATTATACAAATGAAGAAATTACAGAGTTAGCAACAGGGATATATAATGATTTTTTAACTAACGAATATCCAAGCCTTGTAGGGAAAAAACCTGTTAATGGTGTAGCAAATAAGGCAACAGGTACGACTATGTTGTCAAATCAACCAAGCGAAGCAAAAGCAGATGTTAAAATTAAGCCAGAAGAAGAGGTTATTAAGGTTAGAAGAAAGTCAGATGGACTGATAGCAACAGTTCCGGCTAAATATAGAGCTAAAATCACGGAGAAATATGAAATCATCGAATGATTTTGATACAATATTTGATACTGCCATAGAGCAGAAACCCATTGAGCAAAAGAATGACACAATGGTAGTTGATGAGTTTGATTCTATTTTTGAATCTGCAACCACTAAAAGTGAATATATTGAAGAGGTGCATGAGCCAACACAAAAGATACATTTAGAAGATATAAATAAAACGCTTGAATTTCCTTCTAAAATGCCAGAAGAAGAGATTTCTTATAATATTGATAAATTTTATTCTAGTGAACAGAAGAAAAATGTATTTCAGCAAGCTGTTGAGAATACATCTTCTGGATTGCCTGTAATTGGTAAGTATTTGCCTAAACTGATTGAATCTGTGCCTAAAGAAGCAAAAGAATACGCTCAGATAACAAAAGAAAGATGGCGTAAAGGATATGAAAACCCTAATAATGGATTGAATTGGGGACAACTGATGATGCAAGAAAAAACTTTAGGACAAACTAAAAGTGATAGTGAAATCATAAAAAAACAATATTCTAAATATAAAGCAAAAGATTATAATTTTAGAGAAGACCCTTTAAAACATTTATGGAGTAAAGGGGTAGAAATGGCTCCTTTTATGTGGGAAAGCTCTCTAAGAGGTGCAAAAGGAGCTATGGAAGGGTCAATTGCAGGAGGACTTGCAGGTCTCGTTGTTGGAGGAGTAGACCCAACAGACATAGGATTTGTTGCTTTAGGTGCGAAAGTTGGGGCAATATATGAGACCCTTGATTATACAATGAGAGTTGAGGGCGGAGGAGTAATGGAAGACTTGATAAATTCAGGTGTTTCAGAAAGCACAGCAAGGTCAGTAGCAATTCCGTCAGGGTTGATTTCGGGAGGGATTGAACTTTTACAGTTGGATATGTTAGTTACTAGTCCACTCAGAAGAATGGCGGCAAAAAAGATAATCTCTCATCCTTCTGTAAAAAAAGCAATAACTATGGGAATAAAAAATTACTTGAAAACATATTTTACAGAAATTGGGGAAGAAGGTTTGCAAAAGATGACAACTGAAACCTTCAAGACATTAGGCGAATATATTGATGGCAAAATACCACAAAAAGAAATGAATGCAAAGGGAATCGCAAAAAGAATACTTAAAGATGTTCCTAATGAGTTGAAAGAAGCGGCAAAAGGAATGGTGTTTTTCCCAGTTGGGAGTGCTATTCAAGTAACAGCATCAGGAGTTTCTCAAGCCAATCAGAAAAAAACAGTCGCAGAAAATAGAGCAGAAGTTATCCAAGATAGAGACGAACTAGAAACAGCTCTTGATGAAGCTGAACAAGTTGTTGATGAAATAGTTAAAGAAACAGAGGCTAAACCAGAAGAAGTTATCATGCCAGAAGAAGAAGTTCAGGCACAACAACCACAGGAAGAGCCACTTGTAGCAGAAGCGAAGAAGTACAAGACTGCTGAGGAGTTTGTTAATGCTCAGGGAGAAGTCTTGTACCACCAAAGTCAATCTAAAGAAGATTTTAGCACATTTAGACAAAAAGGAGATGAGGGATATAAGAAGGCTTATTTTTCTCAAGCAGGAGAAGGTATATATTTTTCGTCTAATAAAGACCTGGTACAATCAAAGTATGGAAAAGATGGAGGGATATTAAAAGAAGTTGTCATTACTCCTAAAAAAACTCTTGATTTAGGGGAATTTGATGCGATGTATTTTGATGGCAAGAAAATGGACGAAGGGGATATTGTTGTTGAGAATTTTAAGAGAAGCCAAAAAAACGAAGAACCTTTATCCGAACCTGATATTGTGTTAACTAATATTTCAAAAAAAGCTAAGAAATGGTTATTAGAGCAAGGCTATGATAGTGTAACAGGCATGAAAGGAGAAATGTGGTCTGCTCCTGAAACGGTAGTTTTAGACCCGTCTATCATCAAAACTAAGTCCCAACTAGAAGCTGAATGGAACAAAGCCAACAAAGCACAAGGCGATACTACAACAACAGAAAAGAAGAAAACAACCGAAGCAAAAGACATAATTGATTATACAAAACAAGGGTTTTCTAAGCATTACGAGAAAGTCAAGAAAGAATATGGCTTTAGCGAAGAGGGCGAGACATATGATAAAATACAGTTAAAAGATCAAGAGAAGAGGGCTTTTAATTACGCTCAAAAGAATCCGGACAAAGCTATGAGAATAGCTTATGGGGTGGAAGAAGCTCCTGTAAAGATAAACAAAGAAGCTATTGCAACAGTTGTAATGAAAGCTCTTTCTGCTTCAGGAAAAGTTGCACAGGCTGAAGACATTGCAAGAAGATTATCGAAATCCTATTCAGAAGCGGCACAAACATTAAATATTGCAAAACTTAATGTAAACAATGGAACGAAAATAAGACACAATATCACAACTAAAAGAATAAACGCTATCGGAGAAAAGTTGGGAGATGTTAAAAATCCACAAGAAGCAGTTAAACAAGAAGTTGAAAAACGAGCTAAAAAACGTGCTCAAAGCGTTTCTAATTCAATGAACAACCAACAAACTACTATTCAAGAAATTGATAGTTTAATTGAGGAGCTGATTTGCTGATGCCTGTTGATTGCATAATGAGAAATAAAGCAGATGAACTAAAAGAGGCTTTTAGGAGTGGCAAAATAAGCGTTGAAAAGATATATAATACAAAGCCTTCTGACAGAGTAAAGCTATTAGAAAAGTATGTTGGCAATAGTGCAAAGATGACAGTTGCAAATTTTGAAAAAGCTTTTCTAGTCCCTAATCAGAAGATGGCTTTAAGAAATGCTGTCTATAAGATGCTAGGGATTACACCTATTTACGCAGGGTTATCTATAAGCGAATCAAAACAAATGGCTAAGAACATTGATGTCAGAGCATTAAGAACAATGTCTAAAGAACAGCGAATAGCTGAATTTTCAAAATATGTTGATGCTAAAATGGCAGAAAAACTAAATAAACATTATGAAGATTTATCAACAACTGGGAAACTCACGCAATGGGAGAAAAGAGCTTTTGGTACAGAAACCTTAAAAGAAGATAAGAAACTAAAAAGTTCTTTGGCTAAAATAGAAGCTCTTGACGATTTAGGGGTATTAAACCCAAAACAAACAGAAAAGTTTATGGAAACATTAGTAGAAGATTCACTAGGCGTTAATTTAACTGTTGAAGAAAGCCAGAAATTATCAGACTTAGTAAACAAAGAAAGAGATGCTTATGATAAAATGATGGAAAAAACAGATGGGAATTTAACACATGAGCATGAATCTGCAATAATAGATTATTTTATGAAGGTCAAAGATCTTCAAGAGTATTCAGATACTTTAATGCCACAAACAAAATCAGATATGGTTAATACAGTTTTTGATATAATGAGAGCTTTTATCTTATCTTCTCATAGGATATTGA